AGTAGGGTTGAATTAAATTTTAATATTTCTATTTTTTTATTTTTAGTTGTAGTAATTTACCAGATCGTCCTTATCCCAGACTGAGAGCCAGACTGTGCCGTATTGTCCGAATTCGAAGCTTCGGTAGTAATATCCACCGTAATATCCACCGTCACCAGTATCAGTGATGTGTACTTCATCTACTTCAAAGCTAAAGTACATACCAGCTTTAAAGTCTTTGTCTTCGCCATCTGGAACGTGGTTGCCGTTTTCGTCAACCCAGTTGACAAGGCTAACAGGGATTCCGTTTTCTCATTACTACCCACTATTCCTAGTGGGATTAGACTATATCTTACTTTAGATATTTTCTGTCATACTTACCAAAATACTTCTTTTCTGCTTCAATCCTTAATTTTTCGGCTACTGATTTATCTTTAGATGAACCTAAAAAAATCCTTTGGTTGCCAACTTGGATTCTAGCAACCCACAAACCTTTTTTGTTTAAATTAACACCTTTGATTTTAGAAGTGTTATTTTTATAAGTTGTTTTATTCATCATGTTTTCTTGATGACTTACCACTCTTAAATTACTTCTTCTATTATCTAAGGTATTGCCATTTATGTGGTCGACGCTTTGGTTTTTGTCTGTAACAGACATGATCCATCTTGAAAGTATCTTTTTACCTTCTTCGTACACATAAACAGAATAGTAATTATTTCTTTTGTCCTTTTGAATGTAAAACGTCTTATTATATTTTTTGAAAACATCAACGTCAAGTAAGACCTCTTTCTCATCCACAAAAACACTGACATAATCGTTATGGTACTTATAAGGATATGATTTTTTCCATCTACATTCGCTTGAACAAAATGAATTAGAAACATAATTATTACACTTATAACGTTTATATTGTGAATATGTAGGTGTAAACATTTTTCCACATCTACAGCAAGGAATATCTGTTATAGTAATCTTTGATTTTCCGTATTTTTCAAGCGAACACACATCTGAGCAGAAAACAGATTTTCCTTGTTTTACTCTAGTAACCTGTTTTCTTGAAAGTTCAAATGTTGTATGACAGTTGGCGCAAACGCCATTTTTGGTTTTACTCATCTTATGACACCATCTTTCTAAAGTCTAAGTGCTTCCACTCGCGTACAAATAGCGAGCGTACTCCCTAAAGGGATAGTCGTTACACCTTTCTGATACTATTATACCAGACTCGGCACGGTATTGCCCGTTCTGGGTGTCCACCGTTAGCCATGTTTTTTGCATGACACCGCTTTGTTTGCGTTCACTTAGTTTATACTGAGCCGAAAATCAGTTAACCCAGTCGAATCCTACGGGGCATAGGTAATCACACTTGATTTGGTAAATGTCGTTTACAAGTTGTACGTCATTAGCCAAATAGTAAGCCTTGCTACTTGGTTTGCGTGAGCTTGATGGAGCTACTGCTGTGTTAGGCAATGGTTTTTCTGGTGCGTTGCCATTGTAGCGCCATACCTCAATATAAGTTGGATTATTAGCATTGTAGTAGTAATCCCACGGATAAGTATTGATAGCTTGTCCAGGCGCTCCTTGAGTTGAGTAGTCACAACTGATAAAGTTAACCGAATCTAGCATTGCTCCGACGTGCCCGCCAGCTCCGCCAGAACCTGCCATGTCTGCGCTCCATGACATCATGACAATGTCGTTGCGTTGAGCGTTCCAATCTTCGTTTCTGCTGATGCGTACCCAGCCAACTCTTGCCAATTGAGAGCCAAGGGTCACAGTTGATGGCAATCCTTGGATAGCGAATCCATTGTCTTTCAGAGCTTGGGAAATAGTTCCTGAACAGTCTCCTGTACCGTCTGTACCGTTACGGCTGCCTAGCATTGAGTAAGTAACTGCTCCACGACGAGCTTCGAACCAGCTTGCAATATCTGCCATGTTATTCTCCTTTAATTATATTAGTCTTCTTTTGGTTTGTTGTAATCTAGCGCTTGACGGCTATCTGTCAGACCTGCTGTAGTTGGGTCATTAACGATACCAACCAAGACAAGGAATGCAAACAGAACGTTGATGAAGACTAAAATCTTATCAATGGTAGCCCCAAACTCAAGCTTGATGCCGAAGATGTCAGCGAAAGCTTGGAAGAGCAAGGCAAGCGCTGGTACAAAAGCAAGCCAAAAGTTTTTGTTTTTCAAACGTACAGACCAGTTAATGTTTTTCATATCATATTCCTCTTTTTCTTTCTTATCGATTGCTAGTGATTAAAGTCTTAAGCTCTCTCACGTCTTCGCTCAAGACCTTAACTTGTTCAGCCAAGACCAGTATGGCCTTGTTTTGTTCATCGTGATTGTCTAAGCGTTTGCTGGCCGATGCCTTAAACTCCCTTAGATTCTCGATGTCCTTCTCCATGATGGTATTTCTATTCTCTTCTTTTGTGGCCCGATCCCTCATTGAGAGATACAGGCCTAAAACAGGGATTAGAGATAGCCCCAATTGCAAAATAAATCTTTCGTAGTCTGGCATAAGCACCCCTTTCTACTCTTTAGGCATAGTCCAAGGGAATGCTGCACCAACGCCAGCTAGTTCGAGCGAACCGCCCGTCTTAAACTCAGATACCGATTGACCATCGTAAGTAAAGTCTTTGTTGACTTGTACTAATACACGCTTGCCTTCTCCGTATTTCTCTTCGTGAGAAGCGTCTTCAAGGCTGAATACGTCATAAGCGTGATATAGCTTGCCAGTTACTGCTGGATCAATGAGCTCCAAATAACGCTTGTAAATCGTAGGATCTACTGGATTGTCCTTGTTAGTAGCTACAGCTAAGACAGTGGCTTCTGCCAATTTGGTCAGCTTGTCCACCTTCTCGTTTTGGCTAGATACTGATTTGTCAAGCTCTTTAAACGCATACGCTGTGTAATGTTCTTTAAAGAACTCTTGCTTAATCATTTCTAACAGCTCATTCGCATCTTTGCGCGTATGATCACCATCAAGCGGAAATGCAGCGGTCGCATAATACGGCTGTTGTTGGTAGATTGTGACAATCGTTTTGATGACAGTTCCGTCGGGGCCGTATTGTCCAGACGCGTCTTTTACTTCAAATGTCATGCGTTTTCCTCCTCAAATTTCTTTTTAGTTTCTTCAAACAGACTCTTCAGCTCTTCGTTGTATTCAACGATAGCTTGCATCTCTTTTAACATTTTTTCGGATTTCTCCAATTCTTCCTTCTTAATCATCGCGATCGTCCGAAGTTCAGCAATTTCAACAGATTGCTTGCCAATCTTTGCCGACAGTTCATCGACAATAAGTTGATATGTTTGTTCTTGCATAATTCACACTTTCTTTTTTTAAATTGTGTAGTCAGTCACGTTCTTCCAGCCTGCATGTTCTGCGACTCGCTTAACTAATTGAGCTAGACCGTTGAAATAAGCTATAAGACTCTTGTTTCCTTTAATTATTTCAAGGTCTTTACCAACAATACTCAGTTGCCCTTTAGATTCTATGGATAATTTTTGTAAGCTATTCAGACTTAAAGTGTTTCTGCCTAGAATACTTGTTCTGTTTCCATACATATAGGCACTTTCTTTTTCTTTGGTAAATATGTCTCCGAAGCCCATGCCAGAACCACCAGCTCTACCAGAATTATTTCTCGCTTGGAAATAAGTTTTGGTCACAATGTCAATTCCACTATGTGCTCCTGCTGTTGCTAACGAGATATAAGAGTCGGTTTTATCCAAGAGATTCAGTAAGTCTCTTCTATCCGGAGATTCTTTCCTTAGATTATTCAACATTGTAGGATCTACACCATTTGCAATCAAAAGGCCGGAACCATCACCATTAACAAGGCGCTCACCGCTACTAACCAAGGACCAATTGTTGGTTCTTTTGTTGTAAAAAGTCATCAATGTGTACTTGTTGAATAAGAGTTCGTTCTTCTTAGCGTCAATCACAAACTCGTTGTTTTGGCCAGAAAAAACAGCTCCTCGAATATCAATACCATTGATAGTCCCTGCAGTAATGCTATTAGCGTTAAGATTAATGATGTTAACCAAGTGAGCATCAAGTGTCCCTGTTCGTATCTTATTGGCTTCTATGCTTTCGATCGCGGCACTCTTAATTGACGCATTGTCCATTAAAGTTTCGCCCGTGATATGGAATCTTTTACCAATAAATCTAAAATCACCATCAAGCAAGTTCACAGAACCGACAATGTCACCAGCTGAATTCAGATGTTTAACAGACCAAGATCCATTGAGCAGTGTTTCCATGCTTCGTACAGTTTGGTTTGTCTTCTCTGATTGAGTAAATAACCGTTCT